AACCTCCAAAATCTGCCGAGTCGTGGGGAAAATGCTAAGGTCTTAAAGTCGTGCATTGAAGCCCCTGATGGGCACACGCTTGTAGAAGCTGATTCTGCCCAGATAGAGGCACGTGTTCTTGCATGGTTTGGAGGCCAAAACGACCTGCTTAGCGCCTTTATACGCGAGGAAGATGTCTACAAGCGAATGGCAAGTACCATCTATGGCATCCCTGTAGAAAGCATTACCGCTAACCAACGCTTCATTGGCAAGCAAACTGTACTGGGATGTGGGTATGGCATGGGGCCAGTTAAATTTTGTGCCCAGTTAAAAACTATGGGGGTAGAGGTAGACGAAGAAGAAGCACAAAGAATTATCTACGAATACCGAGGAGCAAGTGGGGCGATCACATCCCTATGGCGTGAGGCCCAATACATGTTGTTGAACATGTGCCAAGGAAACAAAGCAACCTTTGGGCGACAAGGAGTGTTGTCCGTAGACCCCCATGTGTATGGCATCAGGTTACCTTCTGGTTTACACATGTTCTATGAAGGGTTGGGTGTAGAAGAAACAGAGCGTGGGTTACAGTTTTCTTATAAGACCCGGCGAGGCCGAACTAAAATCTATGGAGGCAAGGTAGTTGAAAATGTTTGCCAAGCCTTGGCAAGGTGCATTATGGCTGAGCAAATGGTACAAATTTCTAAGCAGTATCGCATCCTACTTACTGTGCATGATTCTGTGATATGCTCTGTACCAGATAGGGAAGTAGACGAGGCTGCGGCTTTCGTCAGTGAATGTATGCGTTGGACACCAGAATGGGCAGAAGGCTTACCTGTTCGTGGTGACGTTGAGGTAGGAAAGAACTACGGAGACTCTGATCTATGGCAGCCAAACCCACATGGTCATTCAGTAGCATAAAAACTTTTGACCAATGCCCAAAAAAGTACTACCACCTAAAGGTTGCTAAAGATTACACAGAAAATTTTGATACACAACCCATCCTGTATGGGAATGAGTTTCACAAAGCCGCAGAAGAGTACATTGGACAAGATGTGGTACTAGACCCCCGATTTGAATTTGCTAGGCCAGTGCTAGATAAACTCAATAGTATGGAAGGGGAGAAACTTTGTGAGTACCGGATGGGGCTAACTGCCAATCTCGAACCCTGTGGGTTTTTTGCTGAAGATGTTTGGTGGCGTGGTGTTTCTGACTTAACAGTATTAAATCGTGTGACAGGCGTAGCTAAAGTAATAGATTATAAAACAGGAAAGTCTGCCAAATATGCGGATAAAGGACAGCTAGAGTTGATGGCTTTGGCAACCTTCAAACATTTTCCTGAGATCAAAGTAGTAAAAGGAGGACTACTCTTTGTAGTGTGTAATGCGTTTATAAAAGACACGTACACCATCGAGCAGGAATCTGATTTGTGGCGCAAATGGCTAGAAGAGTATGGCAAGATGGAACAAGCATACACAGCAGATACATGGAACCCCCGTCCTTCGGGACTTTGCCGTGCCCACTGCATTGTATTGGAATGTCCCCATAACGGAAGAAGATAAAATAAGCGAACAAAAGATTACAGGAGTCGATAATGGCGTATAAAAACCCTAAAGATAGGCCCAAGCAGACAAACAACCCCGTAGGAAGTGCAGCTTTTAAAGCACGTATGGAAAGGCAGCGTGCTAGAAGGGCGGTAGATGCGAAAGGCACTGACGCTAATAAAAATGGCAAAGCTGACAAACGTGAAGGCAAAGATGTTAGCCACGTTAAAGCGTTAAGCAAAGGTGGTAAGAACAAAGATGGAATAAGGATAGAAAGTAGCAGTAAGAATCGTGCCCGTAACTACAAGAACACAGCTAAGACAGGCGGTAGGATTGTCAAAAGGGCAGTTAAAAAAAGAAGCAAGGGTGGGAAATAAGCAATGAGGGTAGTAGACAACAGAGGGCTATTGCTTAGAGTCCGTAACCCCAACAAAATAACTACGGCAATACCCAACAGTAAGAACTTGGGGCGTAATAATGTGTTGGTGAAATGGGGAGTAGACGAGACACGGGTGCTAAAAAACCTTAACGTTAAGAACGTCCCTTCTCCTATCATGGGCAAGTATAAATGGCCCGGTAAGCACAAACCTTTCGACCACCAGAAAACAACGTCAGCCTTTCTTACCATGAACCGTAGGGGGTTTTGTTTTAACGAACAAGGGACGGGGAAAACGGCATCAGCAATTTGGGCCTCTGATTTTTTAATGGATCAAGGGGTTATTAATCGCGTTCTTATAATATGTCCTTTGTCTATTATGGATTCAGCATGGAGGGCAGATTTGTTTAAGTTTGCCATGCACCGTACTGTGGATATTGCCTATGGGCCGAGGGCTAAGCGTGAAGATATTATTAACAATGGGGCTGAATACGTTATCATAAATTATGATGGGGTAGAGATAGTAAAAGATGTTATTGCTAAGGGGGGATTTGATCTGATTGTTGCAGATGAGGCTACCCACTACAAGAATGCCCAATCCAAGCGTTGGAAAGTTCTTAACTCTCTTATTAAACCTGACACGTGGCTATGGATGATGACAGGAACCCCTGCGGCTCAATCCCCATTGGATGGCTATGGGCTGGCTAAACTTATCAACCCTAAACGAGTTCCTATATTCTTTGGGGCATTCAGAGAACTTGTTATGCACAAGGTAACTCAGTTTAAATGGGTTCCTAAGCCTAATGCTACTGACGTGGTATTTAATGCACTTCAACCTGCTATTCGTTTTACGAAAGATCAATGTCTTGATTTGCCAGAGATGACTTACACCCACCGGGAGGTTGCATTAACACCCCAACAAAATAAGTACTACAAAATACTCAAAAATCAAATGGTTGCAGTGGCAGACGGAGAACAGATTACAGCGGTCAACGCGGCTGTGAACATGAACAAACTCTTGCAAATAGCTTGTGGTGCAGTTTACACGGACACAGGCGAGACAATAGAGTTCGACATTAAAAACCGCTACAAGGTTTTACGAGAAGTTATAGATGAATCCAGCCAAAAAGTTTTGGTATTCGTACCGTTCAGGCATGTGATTGATTTGTTAAAAGAAAAGCTTTCCAAAGATGGCATCTCAAACGATGTCATCCGAGGGGATGTGAGTGCTAATAATCGGACAAGGATATTCGATGAGTTCCAAACCACGGACACCCCTCAAGTATTAATCATACAACCCCAAGCTGCTGCACATGGGGTTACGCTGACAGCAGCTAATACTATCGTATGGTGGGGGCCAACGTCCTCTTTAGAAACTTACGCTCAAGCTAATGCAAGAGTACACCGCTCCGGGCAAACGTATCCTTGTACTGTAGTGCAACTACGGGGGGCACCTGTAGAGAAAGCGGTCTACAAGATGTTAGACAATAGGTTGAGTGTTCATACAAAAATGATAGATTTATATGAAGAAGTACTTGAAAGTTAACAAAATGTCACTATAATACAAGAAACAATAAGTTACTTAACCAAACACAATCATTGGGGGGAATAACTGTGGGCACTGGTACTGATGCGGTTAGCGTAGATAAACTTGTCTCTGTCTATATACAGATACGGGATAAAAAAGCAGATGTGGTGGCACGCCTTAAGAAAGAGGAAGCAGCTCTTAACGACAAGTTGGAGATAGTTAAGGTAGCTCTTTTGAAACACTGCAAAGAGAATGATGTGGAATCAGTACGCACTAGAGTGGGTACATTCTTTCGTCAAGTTCGTACTAAGTATTGGACTTCCGATTGGGAGTCTATGAACAATTTTATTAAGGACAACGATGCTGTTGATCTTTTGGAAAAAAGGTTACACCAAGGCAACATGCGTCAGTTCCTTGAAGAAAATCCCGACAAACTTCCACCGGGCTTAAATGTGGATAGTGCCTACACAATTACTGTGAGGAGGAGCAAGGCAAATGACTGAAAAGTATTTACCAATAGAGGACTTAGCTAATCACTTGTCCGTGAATGTAAGTACCATACGGCATTGGATAAAACAGGGACATATCCCACCCAATAGCTACCTAAAAGTTGGGGCAAAGACGTATCGTTTTAACATACCTTCTGTAGTAGAAGCATTGAAGAAAAAGAACCAATCTAGCTCTGGTCTTGAAGGGATAAATGAAAATGTGTTTGGTGGTACTGAGGATGGTTTTGAGTTTGATGACATATAGAGGGGAAAATTGTGGCCGAAAATACATCAGACTCACGTGTGCAAGACCTATTGTCTCGCATAAAGCAGCCGAAAACAGAAACTAGCACGGCTCCCATTTCGGGCAGCAGGAGGATAAGCCTCAAAGATGCAATGTTTTCCTTTTTGGAGGGCGGCAATGAAGCGTTACCCAAGACTAAGGAACCTTTGGAAGTTATCATTATCAAAGCAGCACCTATTTCCCGCACCTATTATTCGGAGGAGTATGATGAAGCCAATCCTGCTAGCCCAATATGTTGGGCTGATGACACTCGTACCGGGAGGCCGACACCGACAGTAGCGCGTGAAAATATTCAATCTGAAAGTTGTTTTGATTGCAAGTGGAATATAAAAGGTTCAGGGAGGCACGGAAGTAGGGCATGTCGTTTCCACCAAAGAATTGTGGTTATGCTTGTAGCCCAAGAAGATCACGTAATGGATTCAAGGTTGTACCAACTACAACTACCTGCGACAAGCGTGTTTGGTGATAACCCACAAAAGATGGCTATGCAAGCCTATGCTAGACACCTCAATGCCCACAAAACTCCGTTGGCATCTGTGGTTACAGAATTATATTTTGAGCGTTCTAGTGAAATACCTAAACTTTTGTTTAGACCAAAACGGGCAGTTACTAAGGAAGAATTTTCATTGGCTGTGTGTGCACAGAAAAATCCTGAGACTAATAATGTTCTATTAAACACTATGAGTCTTCAATCTCCTTTCTCTAGTGAGGAAGGCTTTACTTTTAAACAATCTCAATAGGAGAGAACAATGTCAGAAACAAACTCTTACGTAATCAAAAACGTAGATGCGCTATACCCAAAAATAAATCAAACCTATAAGTTTGATAGTAACGCGGGGGAAAAGGGCAAAAGTGTCCCATGCGACCCTTTGGTTTCAGGAGCTGAATATTCTTTGCAATTTAAAATGACAAAAGAACAAGCTGTAGAAACTTATGAGGCCATGAACACAGCATTTCTTAACCACCCGAAGAGAGGGGATGATTGGCCGAACAAACTAAAACAACCCTTTAAGAAAGATATTGATGGGATGTATGTGGGGAAAGCTAAACTAAAAGGTAGCTACGATAGTGATAAGACCACACCACCCAAACAATTCGATTCAAAAACGAATGTATTACCTGCCGATTTTTTACTGACAACTGGCAGTACTGTAAACCTAAATGTACAGTTTGTACCTTACCGGCGAGAAGATGATTTTGGTGTTTCTTTGCGCCTTCGTGCAGTACAAGTAATTGCTTATGCTCCCCTTGAAGAACGTTCTCCTTTTGATGTTGTAAGTGACGGGTATTCCGTAAATGGTGAAGGGGATACTGCGGAAGAACTTTTCCCAAGTGCTGATCCAGAACCTACTAAACCTGTTGCAGTAAGTGACGATGTGTTCGAGGAGCCAAAAGTAAAAAAAGCAAAGGCTGAA